AAAAAAGTTTACTTTGATGATTTGATGAATAGAGCTGTAAGTAAGTTTATACCTGCAGAGGATCTTATTGTCCCTTACTATGCTTCGGATTTAAAAGATTGTGAGAGAATTACACATCTAATTAAAATGAGTGAGAACGATGTTTTAAAAAAAATGACATCAGGTTTTTATAGAGATGTAAAAATTTTCCCACAAGCTGCAGATGATGACCAAATTCAAGATAAATATGACTCAATAGAGGGTGTTTCTCCATCTGGTGACAAAGAATATCAATATAATATACTAGAGATGCACGTTGATATAGATCTTGACGAGTTTGCATTAGAAAATCCAGAAAAAAAAGTAAAAATACCCTACATTGTGACCATTGATGAGGGTTCTCAGGAGATTTTAAGCATTTACAGAAACTATCAACCTAACGATCCCCTATTTATGAGACGTGAATACTTTGTTCACTACAAATTTTTGCCCGGATTAGGGTTTTATGGGTTTGGTTTGATACATATGATAGGTGGTTTAAGTAAAACTGCCACCGCAGCACTACGTCAACTGCTCGATGCGGGCACTCTTGCTAATTTACCTGCGGGTTTTAAGTCAAGAGGCATACGAATAAGGGACGATGAACAGCCATTTCAACCCGGTGAGTTCAGAGATGTGGATGCACCCGGTGGTAACATTAAGGATCAGTTTCAAATTCTACCATTTAAAGAGCCAAGTTCAGTTTTAATGCAACTTTTAGGGTTTGTTGTGGAAGCAGGACAACGTTTTGCAGCAATTGCTGATATGCAAATTGGTGAGGATAAACAAAATCGTGCTGTTGGCACTACTCTGGCTCTCTTGGAACGTGGTTCTAGGGTAATGAGTGCTATTCATAAACGTTGTTACTACTCTATGCGACAAGAATTTAGATTGTTGTCCAATGTTTTTGCAGAATATCTACCTCCACAGTATCCTTATGCTGTTTATGGCGCAGACAGAATGATAAAAGCACTAGATTTCTCACCTGAGGTTGATGTTATACCAGTTGCTGACCCAAATACGTTTTCTCTCGCTCAACGGGTCACGCTAGCCAGTCAACAATTACAAATTGCACAAAGTGCACCACAATTACACAATATTCGAGAAGCTTACAGACGTGTTTACGAGTCGTTGGGTACAAAAAAGATTGATGATCTACTTTTACCGCAAAAAATACCACAACCGATTGATCCGGGTGTTGAAAATGCGGGAGCTTTACGTATGGAAGTACCAAAAGCTTTCTATTTTCAGAATCACGATGCTCATATTGCTGCTCACGCCGCTTTTTTGCAAACAAGAATGGTTCAAGCTAATCCTATGGTGTATGCATTGTTACAAGCACATATATCTGAACACATTTCATTCAAAGCCAGAGCTCAGGTTTTATTACATATTAAAACAGAAAGACTTGATTTACAAAGACTGGAGCAAGCTGATCCTAAAGCATATTTAGCCGAAACAGAAAGTATGATAGCTCGTGTTATTGCTGACTTAACACAAGAACTAGCTATGGCTGAGCAGGGCACAACAAAACCTGATCCGGTTGTGATGTTAAAAAATAGAGAGTTAGATATAAGAGCTATGGATATGCAAAGAAGAGCCGCTGAATTTGCTGCAAGTGAAGAAAGAAAGGGTGATGAGTTCTTCCAAAGACTAGATCTTGATAAAATGAAGAGAGAAGATGCCGAGGAGGCTTCAAAAGAACGTATTAGAGTAGCTGACGAAAAGTTAGACTTACAAGAAGCAAAAATAACTAACGAAATACAAAAAGGTGGTAATGAAAAATAGACTAGGCAAACCTTTTGGCCCACCACCTAAACGTGGTCCTAATCCTCAAGTACCTCCTGTAAAACTAAAAGAGGGAGGGTTTGATCCAGAAGGTAGTGGTTATGATTATAAAAATGCTCCTAAACCAAGCTTTAAACAATTAGGTTATTTTCCTAAATATGGTTCTTTAGATCCAAAAACTGGAATGGTTCTAAAAGGCAGAAAACATAAATCGTATGATGAAACACTGAAAGCAGAAGAGAAATTAGGTAATAAAATAATAAAAAAAGGTGCGAGGTATTATTCTGTTAAAAAAAAGAAAGAGGGTGGATCTACTATGGGTGGATGTCCATATAGAGAAGAAGGAGCAAGAAGTGACATTAAAGGCATTTCAGAAATACAAGTTAAGGGAAAAAAATTTACAGGTTTATTCTAAGATTGACTCAAAAGAAACTATACTCAACTTAATTTTAATTTTACTTATTATAGAAATTCTGATACATTCTATTGAAGTAATAATAGACTGTTTACCCTATATAAAATGATAAAAGGCGACTCTGAAGAATATAATTTAATTGTAGATCAAATAAAAAAATTAACAATTGACAGAGCCACACTTACTTGTGAAATCGGGTTACGTGAGGGTTTAGGTTCAAAAATAATTATGGATGCCATAAGAGAATATAAACCAAAACTTTATAAACATATTTCTGTAGATCCTTACGGTAGTCTAGCTTATCAGCATTATGACAAACCCGACAATATAATTAATGCTGGATATGATGATGAAATGATGCAACGGACAGTCACGGAATTATATAAAAATTATAAAGAGTTTAATTTTTTTAATATGACTGATGATTATTATTTTAAAACTATGGGCGAAGGACATCAGTTTTGTTATCAAAATAATCTTATGATTTATGGTTTGTATAAAGTCGTACATCTCGATGGTCCTCACACAACTGCTGCAATCGTAGACGAACTTGTGTTTTTTATACCTAGAATGGAAAATCAATCAATAATAATAATTGATGATTATAAACTGCTTAGTATGGGTATTGTGGATATGCTCCTAAAGACTTATAATTTTAATGTTGCTAAAGAAGGTGACAGTAAAATTATTTATAAAAAGGAGATATAATGTTTCAAGCAATTATTGGTCCTGTCGCTAAGTTGGCATCAACTTGGATAGAAGGCCGTCAAAAAAAAGCTGAACTTAAATCAAAAGTTGAGCTAACAAAATTAGAGGCAACTAAAACAAGAATTGAAAAAGAGGGGACTTGGGATGAAAAACAAGCAGATGCAGCAGCAGATTCGTGGAAAGACGAAGCTTGGACCCTTGCGTTCATTGCCATAATTTTTGCATCCTTCATACCCGCACTTCAACCTTATATGAAAGAGGGTTTTATCTTTTTAAAAAACGATTGTCCGGATTGGTTAAGCTGGGGAATTTTGGCTTCGATTGCAGGGTCATTCGGGCTAAAGAGTATTGCTAAGTTCAAAAAATAGATTAAAATATACTCAGTGGACTGCGGTCACGATGACAACCAGCACTTCTAACAATGGAGATAATTATGTGGTCTAAACCTATAATTACAGAAATTTCTGTTGGTCTTGAGATTAACAGTTATGCCTGTGCTGAAAAGTAAAGTGATGGGGACTATGTCCCCTCACTACTAAGGAGAGTGATATGTTATTAACTAAAAAATTTATTAAATTTAACAATCTTATTGTTAAAATACCTTCGGCTACCAAAAGGGTTTGGGACTTATCTGAAAACAGATGGGGATACAAACTTGTCAGAGATATTTAAAATAAAAGATTGTAGTGGTGAAAAATTTCCAAATAGAAGACGAGTGCTTGAGTATAAATCACCAGTAGTATGTTATGGTAAAAAAGTTTCACAAAGCAGAAATAAGGTTTGCAAAAAAAACAAAGAGGCGTTATAAATCTGTAGGCAAAAAACATAGAAAAAAACTTGGGCCTAAATCACATTTGCGAGTATATGCTTGATATTGATACAGTACAATCTATAAGACACTTTATAAAAAAAGAAATTTTAAAAACAAAAGATCATATCTGCTATGGTATAGACAAGTTAGATCAACTACATTATGCTAAGGGTAAGCTCAGTGCACTAGAGGCACTGCTTCAGGACTTAAAAGACCTGCAAAATAGAGAGGATAATGTAGATGACATTGATCAAACCTGATAAAAAACTCGTTGTTCCACCTGCGAATGATGAGGAAGAACCTTTAGTTCCTAAAGGTACAAAAGAAACAGAAGAATATCTTAAAATACTTCCAAAACCAGTAGGATACAGACTTTTAGTAAGGCCTTATCAGCCTAAAAAGAAAACTAAAGGAGGCTTGTATTTAACAGAGCAAACCTTAGAGACACAACAACTAACAACAGTGGTTGGGCTTGTTGTAAAAATGGGTGACCTTTGTTACAAAGATAAGCAAAAATTTCCAACTGGACCGTGGTGTAAAGAGGGTCAGTTTATTGTTTATGGACGGTATGCTGGTGCTCGTTTTAAGACTAAATACGGTGAACACAGAATCTTAAATGATGATGAGATCATCGGCACTATTAACAAACCCGAGGATATCCTCGCTTTATTCTAAGGATTAAAAATGCAAGAAGAAAACAAAGTAGAATTAGATACAGATGACGTAAAAGAGGAAACTCTTACAGTGGCTGAAAAAAAAGAGGAGGAAACTCCAAAAACTGAAGAGGTTGATCTTGGTTATACTGATCCAATTAAAGAAGATACCAAAACAAAAGTTATAGAAGAACCAAAAGAAAATAAAGACGATCTAGAAAATGTTTCACAGAATGTGCAAAAAAGAATTGCTCAACTCACTCGAAAATACAGAGAAGCTGAGAGAAGAGAAAAAGCAGCTTTAGATTATGCAAAAGGATTGCAAAATAAAATGTCTGGTTTACAAAAAAATGCTACGGACACCGACAAAAATTATGTTGCGGAGTTTGATGCCCGTGTTGATGCACAAAGAGAACAAGTTAAAGTAAAATTAAAAAAAGCAATTGAAGAAAACAATGCCGATCAAATTATGGAGGCCAACGATGAATTAACACGTTTAGCTGTTGAAAAAGAAAAAGCAAGAATTAAAAAAGATAAAATAGAAACAGAAACAAAAGCTGCAGCAGAACAACCACAACAAGCACCACAACCACAGAATTTACCTCAACCCTCAAAAAAAGCGGAAAAGTGGGCTGAAGATAACGAATGGTTTGGTAGTGATAGGGTTATGACAAGTGCTGCATATGGAATACACGAAGACTTAATTACACAGGGGTTTGACCCAGAGTCAGATGAGTATTACAATGAAGTTAACAAACTTATTAGGGAAAATTTTCCTCATAAGTTTGCTGATGAAAGACAACAACCCGTCCAAACTGTTGCCTCTGCGGGGCGTAAACAGGAAGGGCGCAGAACTGTGAAACTCACTCGTTCAGAGGTGGCTATTGCCAAAAAATTAGGAGTGCCGCTAGAATTATACGCAAAACACGTGAAAAGGTAGAAATATGAATGATACTATAAAAAGAAACTCACGCGCGTCACAAGAGAATAAGCCAAATAGGAATAAACCTTGGACGCCACCGTCAAGTCTAGATGCTCCCCCTGCACCACAGGGCTTTGTGCATCGTTGGATAAGAACCGAACTCGTTGGTCAAGCTGATACAGGTAATGTATCAAAAAAACTAAGAGAGGGATGGGAATTTGTAAGAGCTGAGGAGATTAAAAATCAACTTGGTGATCACGACTATCCAGTGATACAAAGCGGACAATATCAGGGGTTAATCGGGGTTGGTGGCCTTGTGTTGGCAAGGATACCTGAAGAAACTGTCGAACAGCGCAAGCGATACTTTCAAAGTATCACAGCTGACCAAGTGAAAGCCGTTGACAACGACATTCTAAGGGAACAACGACCAGAGATGCCTGTTAATATTAACAGACAATCTCGTGTAACTTTTGGTGGTGGACGTAAATCATAATTTTTTGATAAAAGCCATCGCTGTATTTGTTTAACTTAGTTATAAAAGGAGATAACATATGGCTAACGTAGCTGAAAAGTTTGGTCTAAGACCATACAAGTCGTTGAATGGTGCTCCGTGGAATAACGCCCAAAACAGATACACGATAAAACAAAATGAAGGTACTGCAATCTTTCAAGGTGACTTAGTTGTCCCAACGTCTACAGGTAATGTAGCTAGACATAGTGCAGGTACTTCGGATCACGTTGTCGGTGTATTTAACGGGTGTTTTTACACAGACCCAACAACACAAAAACCTACCTTTAGCAATTTTTACCCTGGATCTATCAATGCAGATGACATTGTTGCAAATGTAATTGATGATCCTGATACATTGTTTCTAATGGATGCTGATGCAGCATTTACTAGATCAGAACTGTTTAAAAACTATTCTGTAACCAATGTAACTGGTAATACTGTTACTGGTATTTCAAAAGTTCAACTTGATGTAAGCACAGGTGATAGTGCATCTACATTTATGGTAATGGCTGTAGATATAAGCCAAGATCCTAACAATGAAGATACTACTACTGCTAATGCAAACGTTCTTGTTAGAATTAATAATCACTTCTACCGTCAAAGCGGTGGACTAACTTAGAGAGGTAAATTATGGCTATTTCAAGATCCCAGTTGGTCAAAGAGTTAGAACCAGGTTTAAATGCTCTCTTTGGCTTAGAATATAATAGATACGAAAACGAACACGCAGAAATCTTCGTTGCAGAAGCATCAGATAGAGCTTTTGAAGAAGAAGTAATGCTTACAGGTTTCGGTAGTGCTCCAGTAAAAGAAGAGGGTGCAGGGGTCACATTTGACCAAGCAACTGAATCTTTTACAGCAAGATACACTCACGAAACTATTGCTATGGCATTTGCTATCACTGAAGAAGCGATAGAAGATAATCTATACGATAGATTAGCTGCTCGTTATACAAGAGCATTAGCTCGTTCAATGGCAAACACTAAGCAAGTAAAAGCTGCAAATGTACTTAACAATGCATTTAACTCAAGCTTTGCTGGTGGTGATGGTGTAGAACTTTGTTCAACACAACATCCACTTGCTACTGGTGGTGTATTCGCTAACGAATTAGCAACTGCTGCAGACTTATCTGAAACCGCACTTGAGCAATCTTTAATTGATATTGCTGCATTTGTTGATGAAAGAGGTTTGAAAATTGCTATGCAGGGTGTAAAACTGATCATTCCAAAAGAACTTCAGTTTACTGCAGAGAGAATTTTAAGATCTCCACAGAGAGTAGCGACAGCTGATAATGACATTAATGCTATGGCTTCAATGGGTATGATCCCACAAGGTTATAGAGTTAACCATTATCTGACTGATACGGATGCTTTCTTTATTATGACAGATGCACCTAATGGACTAAAACAGTTTGTTAGAGCACCAATTAAAACTGCTATTGAGGGTGACTTCGATACAGGTAACGTAAGATTCAAAGCAAGAGAAAGATATTCTTTTGGTTTCTCTGATCCAAGAGGTATTTTTGGTTCTCCAGGAGCTGCTTAAATATTACGATTAATATTGATTAAAAGGGGCTTACGAGCCCCTTTTTTTTATGTATAATGAATCTACCAAGATAATATAAACTAAATGTAGACTGACTTGGCAGACCACCCTAGAGGACTACATTTTTTAACCTAGGAGAAAACTATGGCAGGTGTACATTTTACAGGCCCAATTTTATTTGCGGGTGTAAATGACAATAAAAAATGGTTTAAGGATTTACCAATAGACAAAAATCCAGATTACGTGGTTTATTTTGATGATTTTGACAGAGTGGGTTTTGACTCTGCCACAGGTCACAGATGGACTGTTGTAAAAGATTCAGGAGCATCGGTAGCAATAGCTGCTGATCAGTTAAATGGTTTACTAAATTTAAGTTCAGCAGGAACCACAGACAACGATGGTGCTTCTATTCAGAAGAATGAAATATTTCAAGTACAGGAAAACAAAGACTTATGGTTTGAAACTAAAGTTAGAACATCTGACGTGACTGACACTGATTTATGTTTTGGGTTCACTATAAATTTTGCAACAAATCCAGAAAATATGTTAACCGCAACAGACAGAATCGTTTTTCAAAAAGATGACGGTGATGCATCTATTCTGTGTAAAACAGAAAAAGATGGTACAGAAACTTCAACTGATTCTGGTGTTGATATGACAAACGATACTGATGTTACATTAAGCATTAGAATTCAAGGTCCAAAAGATTCTAATCATACTGGACAAGTTGAATTTTTTGTTAACAGAAAACTAGTTGCTACTCACACAGATAATATTCCTAGTGATGAAATTTTAACAATAGCAGCAATGTCTCTATCAGGTAATGCTACTGGAACTAAAATTACAACACTTGATTATATGTTTGCAGCATCTGATAGATAGGAGTAAATTATGGGTTTACAATTACAAGTAAAAACCTTTAAACCAGCAGCAGCTAGTACTACTAGTGTGGCGGCAGCTCAAACTTTAGGTGGTGCAGGCGATATGACTTTAGCAGGCACCGCTGCTACTTTTGCTGGCACTAATACTGTAGCACTGATTACGTTAACATCCTCAGGAAATATATCTGGTGTGAACTTTACGATAACAGGCACAGATGCTAATGGTGCATCTCAATCTGAAACAATTGCAGGACCAAACGCAAATACTGTCTCTACAACTAAGTATTTTGCTACCGTTACACAAATTGCTGCAAGTGGAGCAGTCGGCACCAATACATCAGCAGGAAACTCTGCTGAAGCTGCAGGCGTAATATTTGCAGGAGCTAACAGAGTAAAAGGTGCACAAATAACTACTGGTGGAACAATTGGTGATATTTCTTTTGCTTTAGGTAGTCCAACAGGAGATGTTTTATTCTTCTATACAGTTGCGACCACTACAAAAGATTATATTGAACCGTACATTCCAGATGAGGGTATTTTATTTAGGAAAAATTCAACTTTAGGTTCCTATATAAAAATGCCAGCAGGCACAGTAACCTCGGCGACTGTTTATTATGGATAGTATGGATTCATACTATGAGGATCTAGATTTATTTGGTCTAAAGAAAGGAGGTATGCCTCCTCGTAATAAGAAAAACTTTAGATCAACTAAATCAGGCGCGGGTATGACTGCAGCTGGAGTAAAAGCTTATAGACGGATGAATCCAGGTTCCAAACTTAAAACAGCGGTTACTGGTAAAGTAAAGAAAGGCAGTAAAGCTGCAAAACGTAGAAAGTCTTTTTGTGCAAGAAGTGCAGGACAGGCTAGAATGCATAATATTAACTGTAAAAAAACGCCTAACAAAAGAATTTGTCAGGCAAGAAGGAGATGGAAATGTTAGATCAAATAAAAAATCATATTGATAATATAAAAAACTTGTATAATTCTAATAAAGACTTTATAGTAATTGGACTATGCGTATTATTGAGCCTTTCTTGGATTTTCTAACCACCGGTTTTCTCGTATTTGGTTTTTTATTTTTCTTATCAATTTGGGCGATATGGGTGTCCATATCTTTTCCAGTTAATTTATTTGTGAGAAAATTTAAAAATGAAACTATCACCTAATTTTACACTTTCAGAAATGACAAAATCACAAACGGCACTTCGTTTGGGTATTGATAATAAACCTAATCAACAACAAATTTTATGTCTTAAAACATTGTGCGAAAAACTTTTACAACCAATTAGAGATCGTTTTGAAATGCCCATAACAATATCTTCAGGTTTTAGAAGTATTGAACTGTCAAAGAAAATAGGGTCAAGTGCTAAATCTCAACACTGTAAGGGGGAGGCTGCCGATTTTGAAATAATTGGTTTGGATAATAAAAAACTAGCTGAGCACATAAATAAAAACTACGATTATGACCAGCTAATTTTAGAGTTCTACAAAGAGTCAGACCCTAACAGCGGATGGATTCACGTTTCCTATTCAAGTAAAAAAAATAGAAAACAATTTCTAAAAGCTTACAAAGACCAAAATGGTAAAACGAGGTACATCCCGTGCCAATAACAAGATCGCAAACCAGAAAACAAATTGAAAACCCACCACAAAAAAAGAAGTGGAGTAAAAAAAGAAAACAAAAAATAAATTGCAAAAGACCAAAAGGTTTTAGTGAAAGGGCTCATTGTGCCGCAAAAAGAAAGAAATGAATTACTTACTCCTCACTCCTCTCTTATTGGTGGTTATTTTATTGATAATCATCTTTGTGATAAGCTTATAGAATTTACCAAAAATTCTAAAAGAGATGCTGGTGTTGTTTATGATGCAGGTAAAGAACGTATTGACAAAAAAATAAAAGATTCTGAAGATTTACGTTTAGATGAAACATCAGAACTTGGAAAAAAATATGTTTCTGAATTGGGTGATTGTTTAAAATTATATTTAAAAAAATATCCACATATAAACCAGATAAAGAAATTTGGATTGTATGAACAAATAAATATACAGTATTATAAAAAAGGTGGTGGCTACAAAGATTGGCATTGTGAAAATAGTTTTGCAGGCACAAAAGTTCAGAATAATAGATATCTTGTATATATGACTTATCTTAACTCAATAGCTGATGGCGGAACAGAGTTTGCTCTTCAACAACTTTATGTTCCTGCTATCAAAGGGCTTACATTATTTTGGTCAGCTTGGAATAGTCACTTACACAGAAGCAAAGTCACACATACATCAGAAAAGTATATTGTAACAGGTTGGATAGGGTTTACTGACATACTTAAGAATGGTAAAGTAACTAATGACTAAATTATGTCCTAGAGGAAAAGCAGCAGCTAAAAGAAAATTTAAGGTATATCCTTCCGCATATGCAAACGCTTATGCATCAAAAATATGTGCAGGTAAAATTAAAGACCCAAGCGGTAAAAAAAGAAAAGACTGGGGTCCTAAAAAAGCTAAAACAGGAGATATTATGGAATCTAAAAACCCAAAAAGAGAAATTGATAAAGAGGCTTCAGTAAGAACACGAAAGAAAGTTCAAAAAAAAATTGAGGCTTACAAATCAAAAAGATATTCCAATAAACCTGGTAAGGATTTTTATGGTCCAAGAAAACCAAAATTGAAAAAGTTAAGTAGAGTTATTCCTGGACAGCCAAGTATGTTAGATGTGCTTGCAGAATCAGGTAGTCCAATTATGGCACTTGCAACACCCTTTCTTCGTTACCAAGCAAGAAAAGAGGCTAAAGAAACGAACGAAGGTATAGACATAAGAAATTCTAAAATAGCAGCTGAAAACAGAAAACGTGGTTACATTGATGAAACTTATTCTAAAGGTGGCTTTAACAAAGTAGGCGGCCACGAAGTTATGGGTTCACCAATATCAGTAGATGTTGATGATGATAATTTAATGAACTCTTCAGCTCAGGCATATTACAAAGATTTACTGTAGGAGAGTAATATGCCATTTAAAAAGTCACTTGACTTACTTAGGTTCATAGAAAAAAATCGTAGAAAGATTTTAGCTAAAGAACGAGATCAAGCTATTGAACAAGATATAATAAAGCAAGAAGCAAAACAAGCTAAAGGAAAAAGATCAAAAACTGGTGCATTAAAGTTTGAAACTGAAAGCGATTTTGACGCCTATAGAGATAAAATTTATGAAAAAAAAGGTACTTTTGCCAAAGAATTTGAAAAAAGAGTAAAAAGGGAACAAGAGACTGAGGGCAGAATACAAGATATGATTGATAGCACCATTCTTGGACAACCACCTAGGAGTAAAAAGTATAAAAAAGGTGGAGCACCAAAATTCGCTCGTGGTGGTATCAAGAAGTTTTTTATTGATCCTATTTTAGGCAGAATTGATGGTTATAGTAGTAAAAAACAATTTGATGCTGCAGTGAAAAAATTTAATAAAGATAACAATGTTGAAGATATACCAGCAAAAGATGATGGTTTTGAATTTCAAGATTATGATCCGGATATACACGGTCCTGCAGATAAGCCTCCTGTGCCGTCAAGAAAAGGTCCAAAAACTCCAATAAAAAAAAGTATTGGTGGAATAGCAATTAAAGGTTTTAAAAATAAAACACCTATTTATTAGTATGGCAAAAAGTGGATTAAAAAAATGGTTTTCCGAAAAGTGGGTTGATATAGGATCAAAGAAAAAAGATGGATCCTATGCTAAATGTGGTCGTAGCAAATTAAAAGCAGATCAGAAGAGAAAATATCCAAAATGTGTGCCATTAGCTAAAGCACGAAGAATGTCCGAATCGCAAAGACGAAGTGCGGTAAAAAGAAAAAGAGCTAAAGCTCAAGGTGTAGGTGGTAAACCTACTAATGTTAAAACCTTTGCAAGCAAGGGGATGTTGATAGAAACTTATTATAAAGGTATACTCTAGTAAAGGAGAACAATTATGGCAGTATTATCAAAAGGCATTAAATCTGTGCAACAATATTTTTCAAAACAGTTAGGAAGACCAGTTGGCCCAGGTGAATCTGCAGTAAAATTACAAGACGAGGTAGCAAAAAAAGTTAAAGGAAGAAAACCAAAAATTAAAGTTATTGATGAACGTTCTGAAATGAAGAAAGCAGCTCGTCGTAAGCAGATTACTTTACCAAACCCGACTAAAAGAAAAAAAAGTAAATTTGAACAGAAGATTGATGAAGATCCACAAATTTTAGGTATGGCTTATGGACCTATGGGTGTAGCTTTAGTGGGAGCAGACGAATATGGAGATTCAGTCACAAGAAGCATAAAAAGTGCTAAAGGTAAAAGAGATAAAACAGCTACCTTTATGAAAAGAAGTAAAAAGAAACAGCAAAAAGAAGAGTTTCTTGTTGGGGGTCAAGCAAGGATTGATGCCAATAAGGATGGTAAAATTACTGGTGAAGATTTTAAAATATTAAGAGCAAGAAATAAAAAGAAAAAAGGCGGCGTTACAAATGCCATAAAAAAAATTAGAGGTATAGGTATGGCAAAAGGTGGTTTTAAAAAGAAAACACCAATTTATTAGGATGAAAAATGGCCACATCAGGAACAACAACATTCGATTTAGATATTGATGATATCATACAAGAGGCGTACGAAAGATGCGGAGCAAGAACTAATAGTGGACAAGATCTAAAATCTGCAAGACGAAGTTTAAATATTCTTTTTTCAGAATGGGGAAACCGAGGTGTTCATCTTTGGAAAGTAGAGCTAAAAGAACAGTTACTGACTGCAGGGACACAAACTTACACAGCACCAAGTAATGCTAATGATATACTTGAAGCTTATGTGAGCACAACCACCGGAACAACAAGTGCTACAAACGATGTATCACTAACAAAAATTAGTAGAAGTGAATATGCAGCTTTGCCTAATAAAGGGTCGCAAGGTCAACCATCACAGTATTATGTTGATAGACAGACAATACCAACAATTACTTTGTATCAAGTTCCAGATGCCACAACATATACATATCTAAAGTATTATTATCTTAAAAGAATTGAAGACTCTGGAGTGTATACGAATACAGCTGATGTGGTTTTTCGTTTCTTGCCGTGTATGGTAGCGGGACTAGCATATTATATGAGTATGAAAATAAATCCAAACCTAACGCAACAGAACAAACTTATATATGAAGATGAGTTATCACGAGCACTTAACGAGGATGGTCAAAGAACATCTGTGTATATAACACCACAAACCTATTACCCACAAGGAGTTTAGAATGAAAAGTATGAGAATTACCAAAGCGAATCTAGGAACAATTGTTGACACATTAAGAGCAATCTCACCAAACTTTGCTACAAATTTTATGACCTATGCAAATAAATTAAAAGAAACCGATAAAGCAAAATACGATAAATTAGTTGAAAGAGCCCCTATTCAACAAAAAGCGGCAGAGAATATGCCTAAAGATATGAGAGAGGCGTATTTAAAACAACAAGAATTAAAATTTGCTACTGAGGAAGGTCGCAAACAAATAACGGAATCATTAGGTTCAGAAAAGTTTATGCCAACATACAGGATTGCTATGGACAAACCAAAAAAAGAAAAAAAAGATATCTATGCTGGCTATAAAAAATCAAAAGAGAATCCATATGAAAAATTTAGATTTGATGAGGGGGGTTTAGTTAGAGGTGTAGGAGCTGCAATAAAAGGTACCTCATTTAAGGGTGTAAAATAGTGAAAGGCTTAAGAATAAAAAATTTACAAGCTGGTGGGTATCTTGGTCCTCTTGAACAATCACGACCGGAGCTGTTTAAAACTATTAGCAACTACAGACAGAGACTTCAAAGCACACCGGAAAAATTAAAAACTTTTGATCAAAGAGCAAACATTCAATATGGTGCAACTATGAATATGCCTGAGAATCAAAGACAAGCTTACATTTCATCTATAGAAAAACAATTTGCAAAACCAACAGATGAACAATTTGCTAACATATCAAAAGGTTTGGAATCAAAAACTTTTACACCTACATATTCTTTTATTCCTGCCGATACTTCAAAACCTGCACCAACAACTGGTTACTATAGAGATTTGTCTAAAGAAATAGCTGAAGCAGAAAAAAATTTAAAAAATTTAACATTTACTTCTACACAACAAAAAACAAGACCACAATACGAAGTAAGTTATCCAAGAACAACCACTTACGGACAACCAAGAGCTCCAGAAATGACAACTACTTTACCACAAGGAGCTGTGTTAACAAGAGGACCTTACGGTAGAGAATATCTTCAGGAACCTATAAAAAATCGTACCAGTATGGGACAAACTAATCTAAACCCACAATATAGACAAGTGGGTAGTCAAACTTACACTGAGACTACAACTAGACCAGCAAGAGCTGGTGATCCAGAATATGATAAACAGGCCGCTGCTTTAGATAGATTAAAAACAAGACATCAATATAGATATATGTATTCGAATAGATCACCAAAAAAATCAGCGGCAAGTATTTATGAAAGTTTTGCAAGACCTAGAGGCACTGTAAATCCTTATGCTAAATTTACAGGGTCAAGAACAGCAAAATTGCAAAAAGGTGGAGGCATAGCCATTAGAGGGACAAACTTCAAAGGAGTTAGATAATGGGATCGTACGCGCGTGGGAAATATGCATTAGCTATATCTGATAGAAGTGGTCAAGCTTTTCCGTACAACGAGATGGTAAAAGAATGGAATGGTTCTTTTGTGCATAAATCCGAATATGAGGCTAAACACCCACAAATTAGAAGAAAACACATTACTGCTGATGCTATTGCTTTAGCAAGTGCTAGACCACAGAGATCATCACCCACTATAGTAGATTTAAATCCTGCACTTCTTTTTAATTCTAATCCTGAGTCTTTAGTACCACCGTTGACACCTGATCAACAAAATAGTAAAAGACAATTAAGAGCAAGAACTGCAAGTAGTGCTGTTTCTGAGGTGCCATCTGCAGGATCAATAACGGTGACTTTAAGATGACAATTACATACACAAATTTTTTAACACAAGTAAGAAACTACACAGAGGTAGACTCAAATGTTTTAAGTGATACTTTATTAGATCAATTTATAAGGAACACAGAATTAGATATAGCTGGAAAAGTTGATTATGATGATCTAAGAAAATATGCAACTTCAAGTTTAGTTGCTTCTCAAAGATATGTTAATTTACCTGCTGATGCTTTAATCACACGTTCAGTTCAAATTATTAATAGTGGTACTAGAAATTTTCTAGAAAAGAGAGACACTAGTTTTATTTCAGAGTTTAATCCAACTGAGGCGCAAGGTGAACCTAAATATTTTGCCAATTGGGATAATACAAGTATAGTTTTTGCTCCAACACCAAACACCTCATATCAAATACAAGTAAACTATATAAAAGACCCTCCTCATTTTAACTCAACAACTCAAACTTATTTATCACAGTATCAAGAAAATTTACTGTTACACGGAGTTTTATCAGAATGTTTTAGGTATCTTAAAGGTCCTTACGATCTATACAAACTGTATTTAGATCAGTATAATGAAAACACTCAAGCTTTCGCTCTTCAACAAATGGGTAGAAGAAGAAGGGGTGAGTACGATGAGGGTGTGCCTCGTATTAAGGTTCCATCCCCATCACCTTAAATAGTTAACTAAATAAGGAGATAATAAAAATGGCTATTACTACTAATGCAATATGTAACTCTTTCAAAAAGGGTTTATTAGAGGGTGCTTATAATTTTAAAACTCCGGGTGGTAACACATTTAAATTAGCTTTGTTTACAAACTCAGCTACTTTAGGTAAATCAACAACTGCATTCGCTGGTGGGTCACCAAACGGGGAATCATCTTCTCCTTCTGGTTATAGCAGTGGAGGTAAAGCTCTTGTAAATGGTGGAACATCACTTGCTACAAATACAGCTATTGTTGATTTTGCAGATTTATCTTTTACAAACGTGACTTTGACTGCAAGAGGAGCATTGATTTATCAATCGGATGCTTCAAAAACAGCAGTTGCAGTTCTTGATTTTGGATCTGATAAAACTGCTTCATCTGGTACATTTACAATTCAGTTCCCTGCTTTTACTACATCTGCGGCTATATTAAGAATCGCATAGTTAGGTAATTTATGTCTAACACTTGGGGTTCACTTACTTGGGGAGATGGTCCTTGGGGAGAGCAAGGTAATACTAATATAAGTGTTACAACCGCAGGTTCACTAACTTCTGCAATTGGCTCTGTTGTATCAACTGCTGAATTAAATTCAGGTTGGGGCAGAGGAGAGTGGGGTAATGGTGCTTGGGGTGTTGCTTATTCTGTTCTTGCTACTGGACAATCTTTAGCTTTATCACAGGGCACAGCTTTAGGATTTACTGATTTTTCTCATTCTGCTAGCGGTCAGTCTATGTCTACAAACATAGGTCAGATCGGATTACAGATTGATGGTTCACCTACAATCATACCTGCTGAAGATCAACTTGATGCAAGTTTGGGAACAATAACTCTTGTTCAAACGACAAACGAATCAACTACAGGACAAGCAATGGCTATGTCAGTTGGTATTGTTGCTGCAGGATTAAAAACACCTGTTGATGTTACCGGACAAGCAATGACAATGAGTCAAGGCTCGATAACTCTTGTTCAAACAAATGTTCAAGGAGTAACAGGACAAGCGATGGCTATGTCAGTAGGCACAGTTGATGCTGTTTCTTCTGTAACAGCCTCTGGACAAGCAATGACTACATCTATTGGAACAGCTTTACCAGTGGTTAGTGCGGACCCAAGTGTAACAGGTCAGACATTGACATTATCAGTTGGAACTCCTACAATAACTGCGTGGTCCGAAGTCAATGTTGGAACAGAAGTTGTTTGGACGGAAGTTGATAGGGCGGCTTAAATAGTGTATATTACTTAAAAGGATTTTTTATGACTTCTACATACTCTACTGATTTAAAATTAGAATTAATGGTAACTGGCGAAAATGCTGGTACTTGGGGTGACAAAACCAATACAAACCTAAATTTAGTACAACAAGCAATCGCTGGTGTTGAATCTGTAACACTTACTAACGGTGGAACAGTAGCATTAGCAATGAGTAATGCAGCGTTATCAAATGCTCGTAATATGGTTATTAAATTTGCAACAATCACTTTATCAGGTGCATCTGTTGTAACCATACCTGACGGTATAGAAAAATTTTATATTTTTGATATAACGGCAGTAACCAATCCGTCAAACTTAACAATTAAAACTGTAAGTGGCACAGGTTTTAGTCCTGCAGAATCAAAAATTGTAGCGGCATATGCAGATGGAACAAACTTAAATGAAATTGCCTTAGATACTTTGGGTGGTACAATTGGTACTGCACAGATTGCAGACAATGCAATTACTAGTGCTAAAATTTCTGCTAACCAAGTTACTACTGCAAAAATACCGGACAATGCAATTACAAGTGCAAAAATTTCAGCTAGTCAGGTTACAGCTGCAAAGATTGCTCAATCAACAATTACACAAACAAAATTAGCTGCAGACTCAGTTGGTGCAAATCAACTTATAGCCACAACTGTTTCAGCGGGAACTTATACAGCAGCAACAATTACAGTAGATGCTGATGGTAGATTAACAGGAGCATCTTCTGGTTCAGCTGGAGCGACAGGATATACATTAGGTCTAGTTCAAAAAGGACCTGCATCGGGAACATACACTGCAGCATCTGCCACAACTCGTTTAAAAATATATATGCAAGGTGGTGGCGGTGGAACAGGTGGAAAACCATCAAACGGCTCAGGTCGTGGCGGTGGTGGTGGTAATGGAGGCTTGGGTTTTTTTGATATACCTATCTCCGCACCCTATTCCGTTCCATTTTCAGTAGGAGCTATCGGAAATGGTGGTGGACCTGTAACTGCTGGTAACGCAGGTGGTGCAACTACCTTTGCTGATCCCGCAGGGACATTAACAGTAAATGGTGGTGCTGGAGGTGGTGCAGCTCCAAGTGGAAATGCTTTTGGTACTAAAGGTGCTAATGGCACAGCCTCTCCAGCTAGTGACGTTACAGGTTTTGATGATTCTTATTTTGTGCCACAAACTATTCCGGGAAGCCCATCAAATAGTAGACCTGATACTGATTCCACATCTTTTCACACTTTTGGATTACAGTTTGGTTTAGGGGGAACAGGTATAGGTGGAGTAGCTGCACAAGTTAATTCTCCAGCAAATGGAACTACAGGACGAGGAGTAGGTATGCTTGTAGTATTAGAAAATGGAAAAACATATTAGGAGTTGAAATATGGCATATTGGGCAATTTTTACTTTACCGACAGACACACAGAATACACGACCGATTTTTATAGCACCAACTGATGCAGTTAAAGATGCATACTTTGCTCAACATAATACTTGTGTGCAGCTGACTGATCAGGAAGCTCAGGACTTTTTATGTGAAAAAAAAAATGTGGTTATAAATAAATCTGATAATTCTTTAGTGTGGACTAACAATGATGCTTTTGGCATAGATGTGACTCAAGACTTGATTGAAGGGTGGGTTGAAAATATTCAAGAAGCTTATGTAAGATTTATTAGATACAACAAGATTGATAATGCTTATAAAAATGAAATCACGACTTGGGTTGAAGGATTAGAAGCACTTGATTTATCTTCCGTTAGTTATCCAATTGCAAATACAAGTCCAGCAGAAGTTTTAAAAAATTCATTTAGTCAAACAAAAATTTCACCTTTACTTATTCCTTAAATAAAGTAGTATATTTTTACTATGGATACTGTTTCTTTTATAAAGGAATATGACAATATATTTCCATTTAAGGTTGTTATTTCTTTACTTAAATATTTAAATAAAGTTAAATTTAAAAATGCTGAAGTGATTGATCCCACTCAACCTAAAGGTGCAGGTATTCACAGAGATATAAGAAAGGCTGAGGTGTTTGACTTTTTTTATAATTCAAAATCCTACACAGACGTGCATTATTTTAATCTATTAAGAAAAACATTTATGTTTATGATCGGTGAGTATATGAGAACAATAAATAAAAGCCCAACTTGTTCACCTATTGAAAAAATTTTACAAATTACAGCATTAAAATATGAAAAGACAGGCTTTTATGTACCACATTGTGACCATTCTGGATCAATACCAAGAACACTTTCAGTAATTTATTTGTTAAACAATGATTATAAAGGTGGTGAATTAGTTTTTGTTAACCCAAGCGATAGTAATGAGGTGTTAAAAAAAGTAGATGTAAAACCAAATAGGTTAATTATATTTCCTAGTAATTTTATATATCCACATTCTGTTTTACCTGTAACAGAGGGGACACGTTATTCGATAGTTAGTTGGTTTTTATGAATTACACTATATTTAAAAATTTTTTTACAAAAGAAGAAGTAAAAATTTGTGCTGAATATATGAAATCTAGACACAGGTTTAATTATGATGACTTTGATTTAGGTCAGACACACGGAGATACAGGATTTTATGGCGATCCTTTATTTGACACTTTTTTACTTCACAAGGTGCCTCTTGTTGAGAAACACCTAAACATTAAAGTTTTGCCAACCTATTCATATTGGCGACTTTATACTTTTAATGCCCACCTTGAAGAGCATAAAGATAGAGGTTCTTGCACACATTCAATAAGTGTACATATCGGTAGTTGTGGAACAAAATGGGCATTTAGAGCTGAAAAAGAAGATGTGTTTCTAGAGCCCGGTGATGGTTTATTTTACAGAGGAGATAAAGTTTTTCACTCACGACCACATTTTACCGGTGACTACTATCTTCAGACATTTTTACATTATGTTGAAGATACAGAAAAAAACAAAGACTACTATTTAGATGGCAGAGAATTTATAGGTGGACCTTCGGTAAGACAGCCTGGGCAGTTACCTTAGTAGGTTTACCATTAAGACTTTTTAGTCTATAATTTGTTATGCCTTTAAGAGAGATAAAAATAGCACCGGGCTTTAATAAACAAGTGACTCCCACAGGTGCAGCAGGACGTTGGATTGACGGAGACAATGTAAGATTTAGATACGGTTTTCCTGAAAAAATCGGTGGATGGTCACAGATTACAGGTAATAGCACTATCGGTGTAGCAAGAGATATTCATATATGGACAGATATAAGGGGACGTAGATATGTTGCCTTCGGAACCAACAAAGGTTTGTTTTTATATTTTGACGGTTCTTTGTTTGACATAAGTCCTTTAGAAACTGCTATAACAGGTGCAACATTTTCCTCATCAAACGGTTCTGCTAGTGTTACTGTAAACAAATCTGCACACGGATTAGCAGTAGGTGATCTGTTTACTTTTACCAGTGTGACTTTACCGGGCGGAGGAGCAACTGGATATTCTACAAGTGATTTTACTACAAACACTTTCGAGGTAACAACAGTGCCTAATAACAACGCATTTACAGTTACAATGGCATCGAATGAAACAGGCACAGGTATGTCAGCAGGAGGAGGAGCAACAATAAATCCATACGTAAAAGTTGGTGGTATAGGTCAGACAGCTGGTTTTGGTTGGGGAGTTGGTGAATGGGGAGGAACAATAAGTCCACTTGTCGTAACAACTCTTAATGGTGCACTATCAGATAATGAATTTGGAACTGGAGGATCTGGAACAACTATTACTCTTACTGATTCTACTGGTTTTGCATCAGCAGGTAAAATATTAGTTGGTGGAGAGTTAATAACATATACAAGCATCATTGGTAATGTGCTACAAGGCATAGTACGAGGCACAAATGGCACAACACGAACTGCTCACGATTCTGGTGCATCTGTGCAGGATGCATCAAACTATGTTTCTTGGGGTGAATCTGTTAGCACAAGCGAATTAACACTTGATCCAGGTAATTGGTCTTTAGATAATTTTGGTCAAAAACTTGTAGCCACAATTCACAATGATAGAACATTTACTTGGAATCCAATAACACTTGACTCTAATGCACTAACAACAAGAGCTGTTGTTGTATCAGGTGCTCCTACAAAATCTTCAATGTCAATAGTATCTGAAAGAGATAGACATCTGATACATCTAGGTACAAACACAGACATAAGTGATGGTAATACACAGAACTTGATGTTCATAAGATTCTCAGATCAAGAAGACATAACATCTTATACACCTACTTCAACAAATACTGCAGGAACATTTCAACTTGACTCTGGCAGTAGAATAATAGGTGCAGCAAAAGCAAAAGATTATATTCTAATTTTAACTGACACTTCTGCTTATAGAATGCAATTTGTTGGCCCACCATTTACTTTTAGTATTACACAAGTAGGGTCAAACTGTGGTCTAATTTCTCAACACGGTGTAGTATATGCTAATGGTGCTTGTTTTTGGATGGGACGTTCCGGTGGTTTTTATATGTATGACGGCACAGTAAAAAAAATGCCTTGTTCAGTTGAGGACTTTGTATTTACAACTAAAGACACAACTGACCTTGGTATCAACCTATCAGCCAGTGACACAATATATGCACAGTATAATTCGTTATTTAGTGAAATAAATTGGTTCTATCCAAAAAGTGGTTCTTCACAAATTGATAGAAGTGTTACGTTAAATTATCAAGAGGGTGTGTGGACAACCGGTAGCTTAGCTCGTACTATTTATCACGACAAAACAGTATTTGATAATCCTATTGCTGGTGAGTTTGATCTAACAGGCACACCTACTTTTCCTACGATTCAAGGTGTTACAAATACAAATGGAGCCACCACTCTTTATTTTCACGAAACGGGTACAGACGAAGTTGATGATGCAGGTAATGTAACCTCTGTAATTGGTAGTATACAAAGTGGAGATTTTGAACTACCCCTTGATGGTACGTTAGGTCAAATATTTGCAAAGATTAGAAGATTCATACCTGACTTTAGAGCATTAACTGGTAATGCTCAGGTTACTATTAACTTACGGGATTTTCCCAATGACACGGAGGTATCTTCAACTCTTGGACCATTTACAGTTGACTCTAGTACAAAAAAAATAGATACTCGTTCAAGAGCACGAGCGGTAAATTTTGATTTAAGAAATACGGCTAGTGGAGAATCCTGGAGATTTGGAACATTTAGAGCTGATATTCAACCGGATGGACAAAGATAATGGTAAAGAAAAAAGATCCCAAAGTAGGAACTGGTAAAAAACCAAAGGGTAGTGATCGTAGACTTTATACTGATGAGAACCCTAAAGATACTGTACGAATTAAATTTGCTACACCCACAGATGCTCGTAATACGGTTGCTAAAGTAAGAAAAATTAATAAACCTTATGCACGTAAAATACAAATACTAACAGTTATGGAACAACGTGCAAAGGTGATGGGAAAAACACAAGTTGTAAGTATTGCAAAAAAAGCAAAAGAGTCTTTAAAGCGAGGGAGAAAAAAAGTTGGCTAAAATTAATATAATAATACCTGAACCTAATGCAGAATACATTGTTGATAATCAACGACAAACAAAATATGGTTTGGATACACTTGTAACACAACTGAACACGTCTTATCAAATTGATCTTAAGAATGAACAAGATGCTTTTAATTGGTTTTTACAATGACAGTACGTTATAAAAATGCAGGATTTAATTTAACGACTACAGGAACGACATCAGTGTTGACTGCGCCAACAACTGGGAGATGTTTAATTAAACAAATACAAGCTCACAACGGCTCGTCAGGTGCAGTGAATTTAGCTACACAAGTAACTGATACAAGTGCAGGAGCAACATTTCGAATAGATAATGCATCAATAGCGGCTAACACCACAAGGCAGATTATATCTGAAACCTTAGTTTTAGAAGAGGGAGATATACTTAAACTCACTGCAGGTACCGCAAATGAAATACAGGGTATTGTGTCATATGCTTTAATTGATAGATCACAAGAAAACGGATAATTTTACTTGCTTTGTATTTTTTTAATTGTTAAAAATAAATATGAAAACAATTAAATGTGAAACTAAGCAAACATTTAGAAATAAAAAAACTCACCAACAATATCTAAATGAAGCTCACGCACTAGCTGACGTAGAGGATCCAAACACAGACACAGTTAAGGACGACATTGTAATTGATACAAATGTTATAGTCCCTGGTTTTGATTTATTTGGCGATAGTCAATGAAAATACTTATAAATCATAAAACGGCTGAAGCTGAAATGCATTTTAACAAAAAAGAATTAGATATTTTAAATAAAAAGAAAAAACTTGTTTTTGATCCTTCAAGTGCGAGAGATTTTGCAAATCATTTAGGAGCAATTGCTACTGATATCATTATGTCTTTAGAGAAAAATAATCATCCTGATTTAATGAAAATGTCTGAGGATGGTGGAGAGATTAAATCAAAATGAACCCTTCT